GGTTATACATAAAAGTCCTGGGCTAGAAAAACCTGATAAAGGTTTCCATGATTCTGAAAATTATTTTATTAATAAATGGCTGAAAAACTAGATTTAGATTTCTTTGAGAATGTTATTGCTTATCATCTCCTTACGGATGAGCTATATCTAGCTTCCGTATGTGAAGACCTATCTCCTAGCTATTTTAAGGATAAGAATGTACAAACTATTGTAGGTGTTATAACAGAATTTTATAAGACAAGAAATACTATCCCTAATACATCGGAGATTAAATCTTATCTGACAACTGCTGAACTTAAAAAGGCGTTTGTCTCTTTAGTTCAGAGCTTTAATAATTTAGATAAGAACTTTAACAAGGATGAGTTGTATGCTAATACGGAATCTTTCTTAAAGCAGAAAGCAGTATATCATACAATGATGGAGGTGGTAGATAAATGCACTTCTGGTGAAGTAGATACTCCTGAAATTTTAGCTAAGTTTGAAAAGGCTTGTGGTATTACATTAAGCGCAGATTTAGGTTTAGAGTTCTTCTCAGAGATTGATAGACATATTGAAGACCTTACTACAGAAGAAAAACATATACCATCCGGTTGGGAATGGTTAGACCGTAAGCTTGGAGGCGGTTTCTTAGAGACAGGTAGATCATTATACTTGTTTGCTGGTCAAACTAATGTTGGTAAATCAATCTTTCTTGGCAATATTGCAACTAATGTAGCCGAGCAAGGCAAAACTGTTGTACTTATCTCACTTGAAATGTCAGAGCTAATGTATGCAAAGCGTATATCATCTAAAGTAACTGGTATTAATATTGGTGACTTACAGACCAGCTCGGACTTAGTTAAAACTAGAGTAGAAGATATAACTCAACGCAAGAAACCTAAGTTAATTATTAAGGAGTTTCCTCCTAATGCTGTTACAGCTAATCAGATAAGTGCTTATCTTAAGAAGCTTATCAATAAAGGTATTAAACCTGATATGGTTGTGCTTGATTATATTAATTTGCTTAACTCGCCTATAGGTAATAACTCTTACGAGCGCATTAAACATACGTCAGAGCAAGTACGTGCCCTGTCATACACGTTTAAATGCCCGTTTGTAACTGCTACTCAGATTAACAGAAGTGGTATTAATGAACAAAATCCTGGTGTGGAAAATATTAGTGAAAGTATTGGTCTAGCAGCTACTGCCGATTGTATTATGAGTATCTGGCAGGAAGAAGGAGATGTGGACTTAGGTGTTATTCGTTTGGGTATGATGAAGAACCGATATGGTCAAAACTTTGGTTCATGTGCCATGGCTATAGACTACTCTACGCTTAATCTTACTCAGACTCAGATGATTAATAATACCGAAGAGATGGATGGAGTAGATCGTACATTAACTACACTTGAAGATTTATAATGTTTAGCTAAATAACTTCAGTGGCCGCTAAGCAGTTTATATTCGCTAACTCTGATATAGATGGATCTCTATCTTATCTATTTTTTAGATGGATAACAGGTGCACAAATACCATATAAAACATCCTCTCTTTTTACTATTGAGCAAGATTTTAATGAATGGTATAGAAAGAATGGGGAAAAATATAATAGAGTTTATCTGCTTGGTATAGATGTTAGTAACTGTTTAAATTTTGTTAATAAAGATAATGTGATAATTTTTAAACACCATTCACCTGTTAATAGCCTCTCAACTGCAAAAATTATTACTGATGAAAAGAGTAATAGTACATCAATGTTAATTTATAATAAATTCAAAAATAAAGTAACATTAGGAGATCATCAAAAATTAATGTTGCTGCTTGTTAATGATATTAAAAAATATAAATTTGATCTACCACAAAGTAAGGATTTAGATATTCTTTATAAAGCTTATACTGGTGATAAACTTCTAAAGTTTGTTACAGATTTTAATGGCGGTTTTAATCAATTTTCGGATAAGCATAGAGCTTTAATTAATTTGTATAAAAAAGGCATACATAATGCTATTAAAGATTTAAAAATATTCTCTGGCGAGCTACCATTTAAAGGAGAAAAATATAAAGTAATATCAACATTTGCAGACAAATATATAAATGAAATATCAGATAGATTGCTAGATCATTTTGAGTCTGATATTTGTTTTGTTGTTAATGTTGACAAAAATAGAGTGAGTTTTAGACGATCACCAAAATGTGAGGTAGATTTAAATATACTTGCTGATAAAATTGCTTTTGGAGGTGGTCATCCATATGCCGCTAGTGGAACATTGACCGATGACTTTATAACTATAACAAAGCTATTTAAGCAAGTTAAATGATCAATCTAAATCAAAATACTGACCCGTCAAATAACATTGTCGATCTAGAACAGAAAAATAATTTCTTGAAATTCTGCACGTTAGTATGTATTATTCATAATAAGAAGTTGAATCTTGCTAATATCTTTTTGCTTATCTTACAAGAAAAGCAAATTAAAAAACTTTATATGGCAATGTGTGACTTTGATACGGAAATGGAAGCTTTAAAGTCCTTTTTTGACTTTGATAGCACACTACATAAAAGCAAATATATTAAAAAGTATTTAAATTCGAGAACATTCAAACGAACTAATGACCGCCCTAGAAAAAAACGTTTATAATACCTTTTTAAGAATAAGCAGATCGCGGCAAAATAAACCATTTAAACTAAGAAAAGATTTTAGCAAGTTTCAGGATACTGAGAACTATGTTTATGTTAAGAAGATTGCTATGCTATTAGCTAATCATAAACATATTAATATCGATGACTTCTTTAATGCGCCATATGAAGTGTATCCAGACGATGCAAGCAGAGTAGACTTAAAATTTTATACATCACTTAAAGCAACATCTGTATATAGCATCTATAAAAAGAAGCAAGACGATATGCTACCTGATGAACAAGTAGAGAGAGTTAAAGACACCCTTTATTTTATATATAGCTTTTGTAAGGATAATAATTTAGATTTAGATTCGTATATAAAGCATAAAACAGGCACTGAACACAGTTTTATGTTGCATCTTCGTGAGAGAAAGGTTAACATATACGCACTGTTTGGAATGAAGCATTTTGATACGGTAATGAATAAGATGAATCCGGATGCAGCCAAGTTTACCATTGGCCATTTATATTCAAGCCTTGATTTATATCGATCTAGGTACTATAATTCCAAGAATACGATTAACATTGTTAGTCAAGGAACTAAAAAACTAAATAAAATACTAAGAAATATATGAGTACATATTCTAATTCGATGTTCGATAGCATTAAGACTGCGTTGTCTGATGCTAATAATAAAGGCGCCGGTGGTCTCTATCGTGAGATTATGAAGCTAACGCCTGGCAATACCTATGTTGTAAGGCTTCTACCTAATGTTAAAGACCCTAAGAAGACATTCTTCCATTACTATACGCATGCTTGGGAGAGTTTTGCTACTGGTAATTATACTGCCGAGGTAAGCCCTCAAACTTGGGGTGAGCGTGATCCTATTGGTGAGTATCGCTTGAGTATCTCTAAGCATGGTACTGAGGAAGAGAAAGATAAAGCTAAAGCTATTATGCGTCGCGAGAACTGGCTTGTTAATGCATATGTAGTCAATGATCCTGCTAATCCTGATAATAACGGTAAGGTAAAACTTATTCGTTTTGGTAAACAGCTTCATAAGATTATTATGGAAGCTATTGAAGGTGAGGATGCTGATGAGTTTGGTGCTCGTATCTTTGACCTAACTGGTAATGGTTGTAACTTTAAGATTAAGTGTGAGAAGCAAGGAGACTTTCCAACTTATGTATCATCTCGCTTCGCACCGCCTGCTGAGGTAGATGGTGTTGATGATGATAATATTCAAGAAGTTTATGATAGTATTCATGATCTCGAGAGCGTATTCCCTGTTAAGAGTTATGATCAGCTTAAGCAAGTGCTTGATGAGCACTATCATTGCAAGTCTTCTGAAGATACGTTTGAAACTACTGCAGGTGAAGTTTCAACCGCTGCAGCTGCTACTGCTGTTGTTAAGGAAGCAGTTAATGTAGCGGATGACGATGATGATGATCCGCTCGAAGATGATAAGGTCAAAGAACTATTAGACGGATTAGGGGACTAATATGGAAGATCAAGTTGAAGGGCAGAAGAAAGTACAAGCTATAGCTGCATTAGCAGGTATGGTAAAATCAAGCGCTGCTGAGCTAGATGAGAATATTATTAGTACTTCTTCTGCTCTTCAGCCGATCAATTCTAAATGGAGTCCAGAAGAGCTTGTTAAACGAGAGTTAACAGCTACCGTACCCGTTGCACCTCCAGGACAAGCAACATCGCCACCTCCACCGCCCCCTCCCGGAGAAACAGCGCCAGTACAAGCTGTGCCTGCTATACCGGTACAAACTCCAGTGCCACAACAACCGATTGCACCCGCACAACAACCTATGAATCTAGATTTATTTGCAGAGATTAACAACAGACTTAAAACTATTGAAGATAAAGTGACTACTCTAGAGAGTACCTATGAAAAAATTCTCGGTAGTATGTTGAAATCAAAGGCAAAAACCATTACAATTAAGTTTGATGAAGCTCAAAATACCAAACAAGACGGAGTTCGTAAACCGGTTTCTAAATCAAGTAAGCAAGATTAACACAGCTTGTGTACTTAAAGTAACAAGTAAAGGTATTAGTAGCTTATTAACTGCTGCAGACAATACGCTTATATTGTTTTCTCGCTATAATGTAGATTTAGATATTGATAAAGATATTAATCTCAATATTCCCGACCTTAATAGGTTATGCAAGATGATACAATGTATACCTGGTGAGGAGATTGAGATTGATGTATATGAATCTGTCATAAAATATGAGTCTAAAGATATTAGATTTAAGTATTATCTGCTTGATGATGGTATTATCGAGACACCTCCTTTAAGTGAAGAAAAAATTAAGCAAATTGAATATAATACTAATTTTACCATTCCTTATGAATCTTTGGTTGGTTTAATTAAGAGTAGTTCATTTGTCGTCGACATACATAAAGTATATTTCTTTACTAAAGATGGTTCGGTATATGCTGAAGTTAATGATAAGAAGCGACAAAACATTGATAATATTTGTCTTAAACTATCTGATGATTATTCAGGTGATCAAATTACTACACCTCTGCCTATGAGCTTGGAGACTATTAGATTACTTGGTTCATCCCGCACTGATAAAGTTACTATCCTTATTAATAGTAAGTTGAATGTTATGATGTTCGGCATCAATAATGATAATGTAAAACTAACTTACATTGTATCAGGACTGGTAAAATAATGGCTAAAAATAAAAGTTATACTCAAGGTTATTTCGTCAAAAGGTTAAGAGACAACGGTTTTTATGTTGCTAAGATATTTGACAAATACAACTCTAATGATAATAGAAAATGGACTGTATTAGTCAATCCAAGTAATGAGAGCATTTTTATTACTTGCTACCGCGATAAAATATTTAAAAATCCTTATTTTGAGTTTAATGATGGTGGTAAAAGATTCCCAAAAAATTATCAGCTAAAGACCGATTCATTAGAAGTTGTTGTTTCTCATCTTATAGAACATCATGTAGAAAATAAATGCCCTACATACTATACAAATGCCTAAGAAGAAGAAAGACGAAGAGAATCCTGACGACAACTTTGAAAAGTTGTCTGATATTTTTGATAAGCTATCTTCACATGAAAAGACTGAAGAACAAAAAGATAGCGAAGTAGATAATATGTGCGGACATATCGAGGAAGTCATGTCTACTTATACGATTATGGGTTATACTGTTGACGGTGAACCTCTAGTATTAACATATGCTAAGAATAGAAAAGATAGTGATGCCTTGGCTCATCTTTTCAACAAGCAGATAATGTCCTATTATAATGGTAATGATCAGCGATGAATATTTTAATTTTAGGTAACGGTTATATTGGAAGCAATCTAAAAAATTATCTTAACGGTAGACCTACAAGATGTGGTAAAGGTACTACTGATGTTAGAGTTATTCGACAGAGTGAAGTTGATTATACTAAACCTCATATTTTAGATGATCTATTAAATGATTGTTGGGTAGATTTTGTAATTAATTGTAGCGGTTATACCGGTAAACCGAACGTTGATGCTTGCGAATTTAATAAGCAACCATGTTGGTATATGAATGTTACTGTGCCTTCTATGCTCGCGCGCGCTTGTTATAATTATGATATTCCTTTTGGTCAAGTGAGTAGTGGGTGTATATATACTGGCTATGATAAAGACTATACTGAAGAAGATGAACCTAATTTCGGTCTCTTTAATAACGAAAGTAGCTTTTATAGCAAATCTAAACACGCAAGCGAATTAGATCTTATTAATCATTCTGCTTATGTTTGGAGAATAAGAATGCCTTTTTGTAACACCTGGGCACCAAAGAACATAGTAACAAAAATTTTTAAATATAAGGAACTAATTAGTATGCAAAACTCATTAACAAGCGTTGATGATCTTTGCGTGTATATTGGTAAAGTTGTAGAAAAATATTACACACCTAAAAGAATACCACCGGGCATTTATAATGTGGTTAATGAAGGTGGAGTTAATGCTGAGCAAATTGTCGAATTGCTGAAAGAGAGAGGTATTAATAATCCAGACTGGAAATTTATTGATTATAGTAATTTAGATATCATCGCAAATCGGTCCAATTGTGTTTTATCACAAGAAAAAAATAAAACATATGGCATCCAATTGCCTAATAGCATAAAATCACTCACAAAAGCATTAGATGAAATGAGCAAAATAACAATATGAGTTGTGTTATAGTTACAGGCGGTTATGGTTTTATAGGTAGCAATTTTATTAAGCACCTATTTGATAATACTGATGATATTATCTATAATATTGATAGCTTAACATATGCGGCAGACCAAAAAAACATCCCAGAAAAGATTCGCGAGAGTGGTCGTTATAATTCTATTGTCGCTGATATTTCTGAAGTTAATTTTACTGATAGCTGGAACTCATTTACAACTTTATTAAGAAAAACAAAAACAATATATCATTTTGCTGCAGAGAGTCACGTTGATAACAGTATTACTGGACCAGGTGTTTTTGTAGATACAAATATTAAGGGCACTTTTAATTTATTAGAAGCAGCCAAAAAGTTTAATATAGAGTTTGTTCATGTATCAACAGATGAAGTATATGGTACATTAGGATTTTTTGACGATCCGTTTACTGAAGATACAAATATAGATCCAAGTTCAGTTTATTCGGCATCCAAAGCAGGTTCTGATCTGCTTGTTAAAGCGTATAGCACTACATATGGTGTCAAAACTACAATAACACGTTGCTGCAATAACTATGGCCCTCGACAACACGTTGAGAAGCTATTACCTAAAGTAATAACTAATGCGTTGAATGGTGAAAAAATACCTGTATATGGAAAAGGTGAGAATGTAAGAGAATGGATCTACGTTGACGACCATTGCTCAGGTATCTTAGCAGCACAAGAAGCAAATAAAGAAGTACATGATGTATTTAATATTGGTTCGGATGTAGAGATATCTAATATTGACTTGGTTGAGAAAGTACTTGCAATTACCGGAAAATCCTCTAAACTTATTGAATATGTAACTGATAGACCCGGGCATGATCTTAGATATGCAATGAATAGCTCTAAGCTCCGAAAGGCATCTAAATGGGAACCAGAATTTAACTATGAAAATTTTGAAAGAGGCCTGGAGAAAACTGTGGAGTGGTACTCATCCGAAAGATAGAGGTATATATGCAGTTAATACTGGTGATTTTTTAGGTGAATTTTTTGTATATATGGAAACAAAAGATAATGTTCATTTCTTTCTATCACTACCTAAAATGCAAAAACGAGAAGTTCCTGATGAAAATTTTATCTTTGGCTTAGAAAATAAGATTATTGAACAAGTAGAAAACTTACCATCATCAACATATGACGTTTGCCGCGCCCAATACGAGAAAGGTATAAGTGAAGATATTACTAATTGATAGTAGCAATTTAATTTACCGAATTTGGTGGATTAATAAGGCTAAGAACTTATCTCATAATAATGACACATTTACTGTGTATATGTTCCTTAGATCGCTTAGATCATACATACAGAAATATCCTAGTGATCGAATTGTAAGTGTATGGGACAAGCGCTTATCATATCCTGAGAAAAATTTCCGTAAAGAATATTCTGAAGGAGAATACAAAGGTACAAGATCTCATGATAACGTAGATGAAGTCTATAAACATACTGATAAAATTGTTGAGCTGTTAGAGTCACTCGGTGTATATAATATGTTTCCAGATCGTATGGAAGGTGATGATGTTATTGCATGGCTTTCTGATCAAAATAATGAATCTGTTATTGTATCCGCAGATCAAGATATGTACCAGCTCGTTACTTCAACAACTAAAATTTACAACCCTATTAAAAAGATTGAGGTAAATAGTGTTAATTTTGAGGATGTAACTGGAGTTAATGTCGATGACTTTGTTTTATATAAGTCTCTTATTGGAGATAAGTCTGATAATATCAAAGGTTTACCGCGCGTAGGTAAAAAGACAGCTCTTAAGTATATTAATAATTGGGATAAAACAAAAACAGAGCTATCTGAAAGTAATTTACAACAATTGTCTGATAACATAAAATTGGTTGACCTTAGATATGGTTATAACTATTATGATACTGAAACAGCTTCATATGATGAACAGTATGTGCAACAAGACGGTACTATAATTTACGATAAGAATAAATTTCTCAAGCTTTGCAAAGAACATAGTTTACAGAGCATTCTAAAAGACCCAAGTTGGTCAGAACCCTTTAGTCACGGAGTTGAAGAAGCAGTTGTTTCTGTTATTGAAGCTCTAGGTTTAGAACATAAATAATAATATGCCAGATTTTGTACAAGCTAAAAAGATTTTATCTCCATATAGTGGTGAGATGTGCACACCTAAAATGAAGACATTAGACTATGGAGATAGAATTGTTACAGAAGCGCATTGGTATTGTCCTCGTACCGGTAAATTCGTTCACAAAGGTATTGTGAGTGACGAGCCGAAGAATAAAGGTCAAAACTAAGCTTGTTTTCCTTCTTATTATCAGTTAAAATTAATACGTGATTCTACCTGAGGACTACGTATCTCAAAAGTTCTATCAGTTAGCCGGTTATGTAAAACATAAGCGGTATAATAATGTGTATGAAGGTGGTTGTCCTATATGCAGAGAAGGTAAAAGCTGGGGCAGAAAACGTAGACTATATTATGTAGCAAAACAGAATTATATCTATTGTCATAATTGCGGCTGGACTGGGGACCCTATTAAGTTTATTCAACAAGTTGAAGGTCTCACATTTAAGGACATCTTAGATGAAGCTAAAGATTATGATATTGTACCTATCCATGAAGAACAACAATTAGAAAAGAAACAATATCAAGATCATACGTTACCTGTTGATTCTATAAATTTATTTGACGATAGTCAAGTAAGTTATTATAAGGAAGATAAAATTGTTAACGTAGCTTTAGATTATATTAAGCAGAGAAAGCTCGATACTGCTGTCAATAAACCTAAAAGTCTATGGGTAAGCCATAAAGATTTTACGCATAAAAATAGACTGGTGTTACCTTTCTATGATATAGATGGGAAGATAGTATTCTATCAAACTAGAACATTAATAGAAGGTAAAGACACTTTGCCAAAATACCTATCAAAGATCGGTAGCGATAAATCTTTGTTTAATATTAATAATGTTACCTCAGATATAGACAAAATATTCATTGCTGAAGGTCCTATAGATGCTTGTTTTATTCGTAACTGTGTTGCTGTTGCAGGTATTCAAGAAAATAGTGATACGACCTTTACGCAAAAACAAGATAAACAATTAGATAGATTTAAATTCCATGACAGAGTTTGGGTATTAGACTCACAACATCAAGATAAAGCAGCTAAACTAAAGACCCGCAAGCTAATTGAGCAACAAGAATCTGTTTTTATATGGCCTGAAAAATACGGTACAGCTTTTAAAGACTTTAATGATATGTGTTTGGGACTCAGTATAAACGAAATCCCGCATAAGTTTATACTTGATAACACTTATGCGGGACCAAAGGCTATGCTTAAACTAAACAGTATTTAGATAATACCCTGATTGCGCAATCTAATATGATTAGCGGCGCTGCTATGATTACCCTTATAATCATTACCACCGCCTGCATCTTTAAAAACAATCGCTTCGTCTGTCTTAGTAGCATCAGCGTGAAGACCAGGTGTGATTGTTACAACGATTTGAGATGAGTTATTTCTAGTTAATTCTGTAATTTTGTATTGTGTAGTATTACCTGCAAGCCTTAAATAATCATTAACATTGTAATTCTCATACCCGACACCATCACTATCGTATTTATCAGCGTCTTTTAAATATAAGACTGTGTCACCCGTATCATGAGCTCCTGAAAGTTGTGCTCGAACTGTATCAGTGCTCTGTTCGTCGTTGAAATTATTAACCCAAAGTGGTGTGTTGTCAATAGCCATATCAATATTTATAGTTTATAGTTATATTTTATTCAGAGTCTGAGGATAAAAGATAAGCTTTTAAAGATTCAGACAAAGCTCTTAAGTCTTGTGCAATTCTGCCAATCTTTTTAGTTTCGCTTCTAGCAATATCAGCAAAAAGTGTGTCACAGGCTGAATTGTTTAGTTGGGATTGCATTGACTCTGCTCCAAGACCATTCATATATTCACTAAAATTGTCTACCTCTTGTATCCAACCCTGCAAAGATTGCATTTGGCCGGCATTTTCTTGCTTTTTAACGTCAGCTACAGCATCAGCGCCTTGTACATCATCATAAGCATCTGGTGCAATACCTGGATCTAGATCAGCAGCAGCTGCTTCTGCATCTGGAGTTGGTACTGCTTCATGCTCAGCTTCAAGCAATACGTTAAACCTTTTACTATAGAGATTTTGTGACATACTATAATTATTTATAGCTGGAGAGGATAAATATTTAAAATGTCTGAAAAATTGTTACAAGAAGATCAGTACGTGCAGCAGGATAAATGGGCTACTGGCATGTCTGGTCGTAGCGTTGGTGTCCAACCAATGAATTTGCTTGATATTCTTAAGAAAGATGCCGAATTTCGTGGACAAAACGGTAAAGCACCTGAACTACTACCGTTCCCAGCTGAGTCTTTAGTGGAATTACTTGGAAACCTTCATGTAAAGGCGGTAGACCTTCAAAAAACTATAAAATTAGTTGGTAATAACCCGGTTTTAAAAGATCGTGAAAAGGCTCAAAAGACTCTTGAGGCTATTCTTAGAAAAGCTGAGCTAATAAAAAGAGTTATTAAATTAATCGGTAAAGATGTCGATAATTTTGTAGTTGATAAAGAGAAGAAATAATTTAAAATAGTAATGTGGTAGAGAAACTACTAAAATCCCTTGCTATAACTAGTATCGTAAGCGCTATAATAGCGTATTTTTGTACTCACTTTGGTATTGCATTTCTGAAAACGTTTCTTGTTGCAGCATTATTACAATTTATAGTTTGGTACTTGGTTGGTTATTATGCAGATTGGAAAGCCGCTATTAAACTTCGGGAAATAGAAGCTGATATGTATAAGGAAGTATCTAAGCAGTTTGCAGATGTAAATTGTGCATACTGTGGTACAGTTAATACCGTGCCTATTAAAATTACTGGAGATAATAGAGTTGAATGTCGTAAG